AGACGCTGACATAGACCGGATGGTCATTGAGCTGCGGAACCAGCGGCAACACTTCAAGGTTGCCAAGCAGACCAAGGCCAAGAACACTGGCACCATCCCGATGGGTACTGTCGATGAGATCTGGGAGATGCTGGGAGGTGGCAAGAAATGAACAGGAAACAGCGACGTAAGGCCGAGGCGGAAGCCCGGAAGACTCCCAAGATCGTCCAGCGAGTTGGTGACAATCTGGTGCTGGACCGCATCGACGTCCATGCCTTCGACGGAAAGTGTGAGTTTTGTGGCGCAGAGGAGGAACTCCGCCCGTATGGACCTAACAACGAGAACATCTGCTACAAGTGTGGCATGAAGGACGAGGAGACGACCAGTCGGAAATTCAAAGAGTTCATGGAGAACCCACAATGAACAGTTCGTTCAGGGACGGATTGCAATTTGCCTGGGATAATAGCTCTCTCCAGCTGTTGCGGGCGTGCCCACGCAAGTACTACTATCGGATGGTGCTTGGTATTGTCCCCCGAGGGGAAAACGTCCACCTGAAGTTCGGATTGCTCTACCATCAGGCGCTAGAATATCATGACCGACTGGTGTGTCAGGGTGTGAAGAGCTACACGTTGAGGGCCAGGATGGTGTGTCGGTATGTGCTGGCGCACAGTTGGGGCTGGGAGAGCGACCACAAGCTCAAGAACAGGACCAACCTGGTCAGAGCTGTAATGGGCTACGTTGACCATTTCAAGACAGACGTGACCAAGACTGTGACACTGGCTAACGGTCAGGCAGCGGTAGAGTTGAGCTTCCGCTTCGAGACGGACTATAAGACTCCGTGGGGAGACCCGTTCATGCTGTGCGGGCACCTCGATCGGATAGCAGACTTGGGTGACGATGAGTTTGTCTTCGATCGGAAGACTACCACGAAGGCGTTCATCACAGACTACATCGACACGTTCAAACCTAGCGGCCAGATGATGCAGTACACATTCGGCGCGAAGGTTGGGTTCCATCCAGACGTACAGGGAGTCATCATCGATGCCTGCTACATTAGTACCAACCTGGATGACTACGGAAGGTTCCGGGTCAGCTACACTAAGGATCAAATATCGGAGTGGTACGAGAATACACAGTATTACATTTCGATGGCCGTCCTCCATGTCAAAGCGCAGAAGTGGCCGCAGAATTTCGAGAGTTGCCACATTTATAGTGGCTGCCCTTATCGACCTATCTGTGGTCGTGATCCTGCTGTACGAGAGCGTTTTATAAAGGCTGATTATGAGTCAGTTGTATGGGACCCGCTGGTAATAAGGGAAGAATAGAGTGGAGATGGAACAGAGTCATGGAGCAGAAGATCGATCGTAAGGCTTCGGCCTTGCAGCGGCTCGTCAAACATCTGTGTGAGAGAATGGGTGTCACGATAGGACAGTTCTATTCGCGCTACGCTCGGGACGCGTCGAGGACTCGGCACATCTTCGTGCTAGTCGCGACCGATCAGGGCTACCCACACTTGACAGTAGCTCGGTTCATGGATATGGATCTTAGCTATGTCACCCAGGTTCGACGGCGCAACTTCGCTCTGAGAGAGACGGATGAGTACAAAGAAGCCAAGGACTACTTCGAACATCTGGCCAAGGTGCCGCAATTATTGGAGGGAGGAAGAAGTGACAGCAAGGACTAGTCAGCTTTGTGCTGACGCATTAAGGTGCGCTGGGTTCGAGGATCTGGCGAAGCGTGCAGAGGCAGATGAGTTCCATGATTTCTTGAGTCCTCATGCCACGCCAGAGTTGATCCTTGTGCATGAGCTGACGGCGAAGATGATGGCAGCCAAGGACAACCGGGAACACATAGCTGCTGCGAACCTCCGACAGCGTGTGATCAACGGGGACTTCGACGCGGACTTGAAAGAGAGTGACGATTGGGCAGCAAGCCCGGAAGGCCAAGCGGCCTTTGAGCAACTGATGAAAGGTAAGTAGATGCCATTTCTGGATGAGACAGTCGAAAGCGACCCCATTAAGCTACTGTTCTTGGGAAATTCCGGCAGCGGGAAAACAGGAGCTTTGGCCAGTCTGGCGGAGGCTGGGTATATCCTTCACATCGCGGACTTCGACCGTGGAACGGCTATTCTCCGCAACGTGCTGAAGGGTAAGACGGAGGCCCTCAAGAGAATCGAGGTCGAGACCTTCACGGACAGGTACAAGACCGCTGGACCTATGGTCTATCCTGACAAGGTGGAAGCGTGGAGCAAGGCTCTGGCGAAGATCACCAAGTGGACCTCTGATCCGACTATGATGAACAAGGACCACATCCTTGTCGTGGACAGTTTGAACTTCGCCACCAAGGTCGCCTTCAACTGGGTGCTTCAGAGCGCAGGACGGCTGACGGCACCGAAGGAGATCCAGGATTGGGGTGCGGCTCAAGATCTGGTTGGTAGCTTCCTGATGAAGCTGTACTCCAACGAGGTGCAGTGCCATGTCATCGTGACCAGCCATATCATCTACCAAGGCTCGGGCGACAGCGACATTAAGGTCGGCTACCCGATGACCTCGATCGGACGGAGCTTCAACCCGTCTGTTCCCAGATATTTCAACAGCTGCGTGCTGGCTCGCAACACCGGGACAGGTGTCGGCAACAAGCGTGAGATCTACACGCATCCAATTGACTTCGTTGATCTAAAGACGGAGTCTCTGAGTGTGAAGAAGTCCTATAGTCTCAACACGGGACTGGCGGAACTCTTCGCAGACATCCGAGGCGTGAAGCCCGGATCAACGGCCCGCTTGGCCATAAAGGAGAAGACTAATGCCTGATTTCAATAAACTACTCGACGCAGACCCGACTAGCTTTGAACGGCCTCCGACTGTTCCGGAGGGAGAGTTCTTGCTCCTGATTAAGGGCAAGGAATTGGGCACATCTGCCCAGAAGAAGACACCTTATGTACGCTTTCACTACCAGGTCATGACGCCGCTGGAGTCGGTGCCGGAAGATGCCTTGGAAGGCATCGATCTGTCCAAGCTCAAGCCGCGTGACGACTTCTACCTGACCGAGGACGCGATGTTCCGCTTGCGCGAGTTTTTTGAAATGGTAGGTGCTGTGGAAAATAGCACACGCGAGAGCATCGAGGCTTGCATTGGCAAGCAGGTCGTTGCCACGTTCGGCCATACTCAAAGCCAGCGTGACCCGACTCGTGTCTTCTCCGAGATTCGGTCCTATTCAAGAGCCGAATAGTTTTTGGGCGCTAAGGTTTGGGCTCCCTGGACCTTAGCTAGCTGGCCAGCCGGGATGTTTTGGCAGACTCCCCCGGCTGGTCCTTTTGGACAACGAAGATGAGATGCGAACGCTGTCAAGGTTCTGGATGGGAACCAACTGGGTCATACCCCAACCCCTGTGATGATTGCGGAGGTTATGGTATAACCCACTGTTGTGACGGTTTAAGGGAACAAGCTGATGCCAGAAGTCAAGATGGTCGAGATAGCCTCGATCGTGGTCAATCGGGATCTCAGACAGAGGCGGGAACTCAATGTGGACGACTTGATTACGTCGATCCAGCTGAACGAAAAAGCCCTGCCCGAGACTATGGGCCTCATCCAGCCTATCGTACTCCGCAACGGCACCACACTGGTGGCCGGAGAGAGGCGTTTAACTGCGTTCAAGAACCTGGGCCGATCGAAGATACCAGCGATAGCGATCGAGAGCCTGGACGACAGGACGGCCTACATCCTGGAATTGGAGGAGAACCTCCGTCGTGCTGACATAAGTTGGCAGGAGCGCTCCAAGGCTTTCAAGGCCATTCACGACAGCTTCCTCGTCGACGACCCAGAGTGGACGCAGGTGAAGACGGCTGCGCGGCTGGGCGTGTCGGAGGCCACGGTGACGATGTATATCTCTCTGGCCGAGGAGATGGTCAACGACCCCAACCTGCGGACAATCCCGAAGGCCACCACGGCTTATGAGACCATCAAACGCCGGGTCGATAGGCAGCTCGACGATGTGCTGGTGTCGATGCCCCTGGCAGTCCGTAACGTGGTGATCCCGCCTCAGCTGGATAAGAGCAATCTAATGGCGAGGGCACCTGTTGTGCCCGAAGCCCCGAAGCACATGGCTGCGGGTAGCTCCCTCATCAACGCCGACTTCATAGAGTGGGCAGCCAACTATAAGGGTCCGCGCTTTAACTTAATCCACTGTGATTTCCCCTATGGGGCGGCTGCGGGCAAGAAGGGTAGCCAGATCCATGCGGGTGGGAGTCACCGCAGCTATGAAGACAGCGACGACATATTCTGGGAACTAATGGACGCGCTGTTCGTGCCGAACATTATAGCACAGAGTGCGCACATTCTGCTGTGGTATCAGACTTCGGAATTTAGGAGGGTGATGGGCTATCTGGAAGGGCTGCTGCTTGACCTCAGAGTGCTAGATGTCCCCTTGATCTGGCATAAGAGCGATAACAGCGGAGTGGTGGCGGATGCTTCAAGACGACCCAGACACATCTATGAGAATGCCCTGCTTATTAGCAGGGGAGACAGGAAAATTGTGTCCCCTGTCAGCGACGTGCACTCGTGTCCCATCACGAGAGCTATTCATCCGAGTGAGAAACCTGAGCCAATGCTTAGATACTTCTTCAAAATGTTGGTCAGTAGTACAACTCGGATGCTTGACCCCACCGCAGGAAGTGGCACCAGCCTGCGAGCGGCTGAAAGTCTTGGTGCTGAATTTGTCTTCGGCTTGGAACGTGACGAGCACTTTCATGGCGAGGCAGTGGCAGAGCTGGAACGCTTTAGAAAAAAGCGTGCAGCTGAACAACTGGAAGGAAGTAAGGAATGAATGTCATGAATGAAAATCTGACACCTCGTAACAAGATCCTAGTTGAGAGCGTAAGAAAGCTCCAAGCGGAGGATAAGATCTATGGCGAACCGACAGCGTATGCCGCCTGTGCCGGCGAACTCCAACGCGTCCTGCTCAAGTATGCGTCGAGAAGTGTTAGACGTGTGGGACCCGCAGAACACTCGGCCCTGGACCAGGTGCTTATGTGTATTGCGAGAATTGGATGTGGGCCAGTGGTTATTGACGGTCTATATACTGAAGGAGCAGCGCAACTGGCCATCGCGGGAGAAGCTGCCATTCATTCGACTGGCGAAGCTCGTCCAGTGGATGTACACGAACGAAAGCAGTTCGATGACGAAGCCATGACTGACCAACTGGCAGCACAGGTCGAGAAAGACTTTCTCACGGACCAAACTGAATGAACATCCAGTATCCGCCCATGAAGGCTACGGGGCCGAAAGATGCCAAGATTATGTGCATCGGTGAGGCTCCAGGTGCAGAGGAGATGATGACCGGCCAGCCCTTCGTGGGCTGGTCTGGTAAAGAGTTAAGGAAGATGCTCTGGCAGTCGGGCATCGATCCGGCCCAGGTCTATATGACCAACGTGTTCTTCATTCGGCCCCAGGATAACAAGATCGAGAACTTCTGCACCAGAACGAGGGACAAGGGCATTGCAGGAATGCCTGCCCTAAGCCCAGGCAACTACGTCTACAACCCTTTTACACCCGAGCTGGAGAGACTCTATGATGAGATTGAAGCTGTTCGGCCGAACGTTATCGCTGCATTGGGGAACACACCCTGTTGGGCCGTCTTCAGACAGACTCCGAAAATATCTCTTCTTCGCGGTCGCGTTCGGGAAGCATCCATTCGAGGACGGAAGTATAAAGTGCTACCATCCTTTCACCCAGCATATATCCTTAGGCAGTGGAAGGAACGTGTTGTTGTACTCCAGGATCTACACAAACTCAAAAGGGAGTCAGGCTACCCGGATATTCGGTTGCCAGTACGCAAGGTTCTCATAGACCCTACGTTTCAGGAGGCACTGGATTTTCTGGACCGCTGCAACCACGCGAACGAGATAACCGTGGACGTGGAGACGAAGGGCGGGCAAATCACTGTGTGCGGGTTTGGGCTGAGTCCTGCCGAGGCGGCTGTCATTCCGTTCGTAGATCATAGACGGCCAGACTATTGTTATTGGTCGGAAGAGAAAGAGTTAGTTTTGGTGAAGCGTATCCGCCAGGTGCTGGCAAACCCACACGTTGCAAAGATCTTGCAGAACGGGCTGTATGACATAACGTACTTCTGGGAGAACTGGAGAGCAGTAGTCCGTGGTCCGTTCGAGGACACGATGTTAATCCAGCACGCGTTGTGGCCGGAACTTAAGAAGGACTTAGGGACGCTTGCGTCCATCCACACTGATGAGGCGTCATGGAAGACCATGCGTCTACGGAACCGAGATGATTTCAAGAGGGAAGAATGATTTACATTGCCAGCCCTTATAGCCACAAAGATAAGGAAGTTGTGAGGCGGAGGTACTGGGTCACTGCTCAGTTCACGTTCGCCGGGATCAGGCAGGACATGCCCTTGTTCTCCCCAATTCTCCACTGTCATGACGCGGCACAGCTCCTCAACGTCCCGACAGATAGCAAATTCTGGGGGAGCTACAATAAGAACATGCTCACGCACAGCAGTCATCTGGTTGTGCTAGGGTTGCCAGACTGGGAGGACTCGATAGGAGTCGAGATGGAAGTCAAGGCTGCTGAGGAAATGCAGGTCCCTGTGTATATTTACACTGTGGACAACGTGCAGACGGACTTCACAGAGAGGTTCTTAATCCTGTGGGAGAGTCCTTGGACCCGGTTCAAACGGTTACAGTCTAGTGTCGTCGGTAAGTACAAGGTTCTAAGCTAATGCCTTGGGTGGACACTAGCCTAATTAAGAGGGAGGAACTGGTCGGCGAGCACAGTCTCCAGGTCTACAACGGTCTTGACTGCTGTATGACCTTTGAGATCTGGGAATCGTTGATGCAGGACATGGAGGACGTGGAGCATAGCGCAGCCGCGAAGCGAGTCTATGACTTCGAGCGGGGGATGTGTGCGCCAAGCTTCGTGATGTCCCGCAGAGGCGTGCTCGTCGACCAGTTCTACAGAGATAAAGTCAGGGCGGAATTGGAAGCCGACCTGGACAAGGCGGATAGGAGGTTCCAGAACTTGGCCAGGGCGGTGTGGGGTGAACCCTATGCCGATCGGAACAAGTATCCGGACAAGCGCACCTTCTCGCTGAACTATAGTAGCCCGGATCAGCTGAAGGCCTTTTTCTATGAGGCCCTCCAGCTGCCAGTGCGCTATACGTTCGTGAAGGGCGACCAGAAGATAACTGTCAATCGAGAGGCTTTGGAGTGGATAGACGAGAATGCCCAGTGGGGTGGGATATTTGCCAGGTACATTATCGCGATGCGCGACTACCGGAAAAAGATTTCGGTGCTGAAGAAGCAACTGTCGGCAGACGGCCGGATGAGGTGCTCGTATAATGTTGCTGGAACTGAGACTGGACGTTGGTCAAGTTCTGAAGATCCCTTTGGAAACGGAGATAACCTACAAAATTGGACTAAGAAGATGCGTAGGTGTGTCGTCGCCGATCCTGGCTACCGACTATATAGTATCGATTACTCTCAAGCAGAATCCTTTGTCACCGGCGGACTTGCCTATCGGGATGGAAGGGACAAGGCTTATCTTACTGCCTGCCGTTCAGGCGATCTCCATACAGCCGTCACCAAGGAAGTTTGGCCTGACCTCGGATGGTCGGGTGACAAGGCTGAAGACAAAGCGATCGCGGAGCAGCCCTTTTACTTCGCTCTCAGTTACCGTGATACGACCAAGCGACTTGGACACGGATCTAACTACCTTGGATCCGCACCTCACCTCGCTAAGATTACCCGTACAGACAAAGACTCGGTCTTCGCCTTTCAGGCCAAGTATTTTCGACGCTTCCCGGGTATTAAACGCTATCATGCGCAACAGATAGCTAGAGTTCAGATGGAGCATCAGGTTGAAACAGTCCTCGGACGGCGACGGCACTTCTTCGGGCACCCACTTGATGCGGCGACCCATAGGAAGGCAATTGCTTTTGATCCTCAGTCTACTGTTGGGGATATGCTTAATCTGGCACTCTGGAAAGTGTGGTATGAACTGGATGAGTGGGGACCCAGTCACGGGCCTCTGCAGCTGCTCCTCCAAGTCCATGACAATATCGTGTTTCAACTACCTGAAATCCTTGGTGAAGACGAGCACATAAGGATTCTGGCGAGAGTCATGGAACTCTTACAGATCGAACTCAGATTCCTAGACGAGGTGGTGACGGTTCCGGCAGACGTTGAGTACGGTTGGAACTGGGCACCAAAGAAAGTGGATAAGAGCAACATCGATGGCCTTGATTCTTGGCGCCCAACAGGGATCAATCGGACAAGACAGTTCGCAACGGAAACTGTCAGATTGGATCAACTCGCTTTATGAGTACCTGACAGACGACGCAACTGTTCCACCGCTATATGCCCAGTGGTCCGCCATATCAGCTGTCGGCGCCGCTATGGAGAGGCGTGTCTGGGTACGGCGAGGTGGGGAACCGATTTATCCGAACTTAATGGTGATGCTTGTAGGTAATCCAGGTTCAGGTAAGTCAAGAGCAATCAACCCGCTTCGCCGCATTCTACATGGAGCTAAGATCAGTGAGGATAACCAGATCAAATTCGCACCTGATGACTTCACCAAAGCCAGCCTTGTTGATGCTATGGAGAAGGCAGGACGGTTTGTGGAGGAAGAACGCTGGTCAGCTCTATATATCGCCGCACACGAGCTGTCTGTTCTACAACCTTTCGATGCTGGGCAGATGATGGGCGTCATCAATGACTTCTATGATTGTCAGAAGCCTAAGTATGAAGAAACTAAACGAACAGGTAACAAGACTATTAGTATCGAGAACCCAACTGTCAATGTGTTGGCTGGAGTACAACCGGGATATCTAGCAGCCAATTTGGATGAGCAGGCTTGGCGCCAGGGTTTCCTTGCTCGTTTCATTATGATCTATGGTGAGCCTATCAAAGCTCCTAGATTCTTCTATCAGCGAGAAAATCCAAGAGTTCACAATCAACTCCTCTTTGATCTGATAGAAGATCTGAAGAAGATGCGTGAGTTGTTTGGTGAATTGAAGTTTTCAGAAGAGGCAATAGAGCTTTTAGAGAAATTGTATGGTGGAGGCTTTAAGCCGATCCCAACTCATCCCAGATTGGCCAACTATGTGACACGTAGAGAATTGTTTCTGCTTAAGCTGATGACGATTTCATCGATCAGTAATGGTCCATCTGGCTGGATTGAGCACCACGATGTAGATCGTGCATTCACATGGCTACGTGAAGCTGAAGCCTCCATGCCGTATGTGTTCTCGCAAATGTATGGCGACTCAGATAGCCTATCATTAGAAGAGCTGCATACCTTCGTCGAACAGCGTTGTAAGAAGACAGGCGGTCCTATCTCAATTTCAGAGGTATATGACTATCTTAGTCTGCGCATGAAGGCCAGAGAGGTAGAGAATCTGATCAAGCTGGCCTTGCAAGCGCGGAAGCTAGTATTCATCCCACCTGAAATACCAGGGGAAGGTGGAATGATCCGCCCAGGTAGACGGCCTTAACAGACGGCAGGCCGGTATCAATTCCGAACAGGTTCGCAACGAGGCCCAGTATGATGAGCACGGCGATAACGACTATCGCAATCCGGGCGACCTTGGTGATCTGGGGATCAGAGGTTATCTGTGCAATGACCCACAGCGCCAGCGCGGCGATACAGACTATAATAACAATCCAGACAAATATCATAACCATGTTAGTCTCCTTCTGGGTGTGGTCCACCTGTGTCGCCGCCACCGCTAGGCGGGCCGGGATCGGGAGGGTCTGGCGGATCAGGTTTATCCGGCGGTTCAGGCTTGTCCGGCTTGTCAGGCTTGTCTGGCGGAGAAGGTTTGTCCGGCGGTGAAGGCCTGTCCGGTTCAGGGACTCTCCTGTCTGGGTCAGTGCTCGGCGCCACAGGCGCTGGTCGGTCAATCCCGTGCTTTCGTCGACAGATCAGCCAGGTGTTCTCATGACGGCTGGCCAGGAAGCGGCACTGCGCGTCGGAGAACTCAACGCTTGGGCTTTGGCAGCCAGCTAGAACGAGGGGGAGGAGGAGGATCGGTCTCATTGGGCTTGGTCTTCGGGCACAATCCTGTCGTGTCTACCCCCGTCTGTCGTAACACCCGGCACTGGTCCGCTGTGAACTTGATCTCCTCGGCCCAGCATGCGATCGGCGATGAGCTTAAGAGACTCACAGTAAGAAACCAATTCTTCGCGAGTCGGCTCATGATCGAGGACCACATTAACGAACCATCTATCAGCTCCTTGAAACGCGAAGCCTGATGAGATCCCCCAGAGCTGTGGCCCTCCCCTAGCCTGGACGTGCCTCAAGGCACATGGGACATTCTGACTGCTTAGCTCTGAGTAGGTACTCAGAAATCGATCCAGTAGATCCTTATCGTCCAAGGCCCGGTAAATGACATATACTGGGACAGCAATGATAGCCAGCAGAGCAATGACAAGGACGTTTCCAAGTGAAAGTCCTTTAATCGCTCCAAGCCAACTAACATATTTATCAGGTCCCTGTTCCGTCATGTCTTAATACAGTAGAGCAGTGCTACGTTGCGTGGCCTGTTTTCACTAGAATTGCTGGTACCACCGGTATCAGCCAGCGTCGTTGTGACCGTGTGAGTGTGTGCTGCCAACGCCGTGCCTGTGAAGGTGTGGGTGTGGCTGTCACTGGACGTTGTGAAGGTGTGGGTGTGCGCACCTGCCGAGCTGGTTGCCAGCGTGGCAATCGACGGCGTGGTAGCACGGCCGGCATAGGACTGCGGGCCGCCATCCGAACCAATAGTGACGTTGTGGGTGTGCGCCCCAGCGGAAGCGGTTGTGCCAGTGTGCGTGTGAGCATCAGCAGTCAATGTACCAGCAGGTGTGCCAGCACTGATAGCTGCAGCGGTAGAAGTGGCAACGTGCGTGTGAGCTGGCATCTGCGCAGCCTGTGCTGTGCCAATAGCTCGGCTTGTATCAATGCCTCGACCATCGTCCCAGCCTCTGACAAATTCAGCACGCAGATCTGGCAACGCGAAGGTCGTTGATCCGTCGCCGGCTCCATAGAGCGTGCCGATCGCTGTGAACAGCGCGGCGTAGGTTGTACGACTAACGAGGGCTCCGTTACACTTCAGATAATTAGCTGGTGGCGTAGCCATAGCAGTCATGATGACTGTGCCAGTGGGTACACCGTCCAAACCTGCGGGACCAGTTGGCCCTGCTGGACCTGTGGGGCCTGCTGGACCTTGAGGACCCTGTATTCCTTGTGATCCAGTCGTTCCTGTATCACCCTTATCGCCCTTCGGCCCCTGCGCTCCTTGCGGTCCAGTCGGTCCTTCGGGTCCAGTTGGTCCTTGTGCACCAGTGGCACCTGTAGCTCCAGTTGCACCTGTCGGACCTTCTGGTCCTGGGGGTCCATCATTGCCAGTCGGTCCTGGGTTTCCGGGGATTCCTTGTGGACCAGTTGCACCGTTCGCGCCGGCTGGACCCATTGGCCCCTGTGGACCGACCGATCCAGGTGCGCCCGGAATGCCCTGATCGCCTTGTGGGCCAGCTGGTCCGACGGGCCCGACAGGTCCTACTGGTCCCTGAGGCCCACGGCCACCGACCTCGGTGAAGATGACCTTGACAGGTGCCTCAATGAGTGTCTCGGCCATCAAAAATACTCCGTGAAGACGATCATGCCGTTAGCAGCAATGCCTCCCGACGCCTGCGGTTGACTCGCGCCAATTGCGCCACCCTGTCCACCGCCGCCGGGGAAAATCGGATTGGTCAGCGTGGCCGCCCCGGAACTGATCGGCGTCCCCTGCATGTTCGGAGCGTAGAAGTTGCCGCCACCGAAGCCTTTGCCAGCCCATGCAGGATTGCCTGTCGCGCCCTTGACACCACCGAGACCTGCGCTGCCATTGACGTTGAGATCGCCTCCGGTTGCCGAGCCACCAGAACCACCAGCCACCTGCCCAGCGGTTCCAGCTGTACTCGGTGAGCCACCGGCACCACCACCTGCTGTCATACCCTTGAAGGTGGTATCTGCCGCGCTGCCGTTGGACGAGCCGGAGCGAGCACCGAGGACGTAAGGCTCACCTGCGGCATTGAGATCGCTAGCGGCGTACAGCTTCTTACAGTAGGCACCTCCTCCACCACCGCCACCAGCAGAGGACTGTCCAGTGCTGGTCAGCTCGGCGAGACCACCATTGCCGCCAGCTGCAACCAGCTCGACCTCGACATACTTTAATCCAGCGGGTGGGACGTAAGTGCCTGCGCCGGTCGTGGTAACGTAGGTCTTGCGCATGTTGACGAAGCTGGAACCCTCGACCGTGTCGCCATCGACGAAGTACTCGGTCAGCACCATGCGACCACCTGCGCCGACACCAGCCTGTCCTGCAGCGCCACCTGCGACTGACAGCGCTCCACAGCCGCCACCGCCTGGATGGTTACCGTTGGCACCTGCCTGTGTAGTACCGTCAGATGCAATGCGGCCACGAGGGTTTGTGCTCAACGCACCTGCGCCACCATCGGCCTGTCGGGAGGTGTTGCCGGTAGCTGCGTGACCGACGCCGGAGCCGTTACCGTCGATGTTGACGTCACCTCCTGTTGCCAGGCCCCAAGCAGATCGGCCGCACGAGGTTGGCAATGCGACAGCTGCAGCTGCACCGCCGACTGTCGCCGCGCCACCACCTGCTGTCATACCCTTGAAGGTGGAATTGTTGCCGTTCTGCGAGACGCCGGATGGCGTAGTGCCGCCGCGCCCGATCAAGTAAGGCTCCGATGCTGCCAGTTCATCAGCTCGATAGGTCTTCTTGCAGTACGCGCCGCCACCACCACCTGCGCCGACAGAACCAGTGGTCGCTGCCGTCGCGCTAGAGTTCTGTCCAGCTGCGCCAGCACCCCACAGCTCGACGGTCAGGAATTTAAGGTTGGGTTGTTTGACGTAGTTGCCGGCAACGTCTGCTCCTCCGCCGTCCGCACCCTCGAGCGTCGTCACCTTCATCGACAAAGGCTGGATCGAACCGGCCGGCTGTGTTAACCAAACGACACCTGACCAAACATAGGAGACGTTGGCGCCGGCGGGGGTGTAGATATCGCCAACTGCGGGGGAGGCTGGAAAGTCGAAAGCCATCGTTATGCCTCACGGATTATCAGTAGCGAAGACGGCATTAACCTGAATAGATGCTGCCGTGTCCATAGCCAGCCCAGCTGCATTTCCACCGGAAGCAAAGGTTTGGATACCGATACCTGTGCCGGTAGAGGCAGAAACATAGCCGGTCAGTTGGCCAGAGAAGGTCAGGCCACTACCATACACAGCGGTACAGATGGCCGACGGATTGCCTATGCTGCCGAACGGCAGGCCGCCGATGAAGATGTTACCTGTGCCAGTATGAGCGGTCCAGGTCAACGAGCCTTCAAGATAAACTATTCTGCCATGACGAGTCCAGCGCCCCTGTTGAACAGTGTAAGTGCCGACACCAGCAGCTGTGCTGCCATAAATAGTTGGCGTCCAGAGGCCTGTGGTCTCCTTGACGAAGCCTGTTGTATCAATGTTCGGCCCTGGAACCTCGACCCATTGGCTGGTATTGGCATCTTGATAGTAGATGAACAGACGCCCAGTACTTGATTGCCACCAAAGCTGCCCAACCTTAGGCGAAGAGGGTGGCGCGTCACCGATCGAGGTTGCGGCCGCAGCGGCTGCTAATGCGGCAGCCACAAAGGCTGTCGTCGCAATAGAGGTGTCGGCGTCACCTGCAGTTGGTGTTGGCGCGGTCGGATTGCCTGTCAGAGCTGGGCTAGCCAGCGGTGCTTTCAGGGCATCTTGTGAATCAACATAGGTCTTGTCGGCCTTGGCTGCGATCAACGTGTCTTGGGCTGCTTGTGCTGCATCAAGGCCGGTCACACCGGAGCTGGCAATAGGTAGGGTCGGCGGGAAAGTGGCGGGCTTGCCTGTAATGCCAGCCCAGTCCGTGGTTCCCGCAGGACCTGTTGGGCCTTGGGGACCCTGTGGACCCTGGATACCCTGCGCTCCTGTGTTACCAGTCGGGCCAATTGGACCCTGAGGCCCTTCCGGACCTGCTGGTCCCGGAGGCCCGTCGTTACCTTGAGGGCCTGGGTTGCCTTGCGGACCCTGGGAACCTGTTGCACCAGTCGCGCCTGTAGGACCTGCCGGGCCTTGAGGACCAGGTGATCCGGCGATACCCTGTGGACCTTCAGGACCGACTGGGCCAATGGGACCGACAGGTCCCATAGAGCCGTCTGGTCCTTGAGGGCCTCGGACACCGGCTTCCTCAAAGACGATCTTGACTGGTACGTTCTCGACAGACAGCTTGATAGTCATTGAGCATCGATCCAAATCATGGGGAAGACGATCGATTGAGCAGGCACTGTGTATTTCAGACGTAGCTTGAACCAGGTCATCCGGCCCTGCTGAAGCTTCTGAGACTCCTCGTCGGTGATAGTGACGAAGAACGTGCCCTGAGCTGGATCGTTGGGAAGCACCTGCACGGCTGGCAGCTTGACGCCCAAGGTATCGTAGACATCCAGAGTGCCGTCACTATAATCGAACGGCACATCTCCACTCTTGAAGAGCTGACCGCCGACGTTGAAGGTCGAGCCTTTGTTGAACTTGATCGTGTCGCCAGCCATCAGTTTTTCCTCTTCCGACTCAAAGCTGGCCGTCCCTGCTTCTTGTCAGCCTGATTAAACTCCTTGGCGACAGACTGCTTGATGCCAGCCTTCTTGGCGAACTCTTTGTCGTGCGCTGCTGCGGCCATAAAGCGCTTCTGTTTCTTAGACTTACTAGGCATGGTCATGTCCCATTATGAGAGGGTCCAATGGTGGGACTTCACGGCTTCAGGCCATAAGCTCCAAACAGTCTATACTTCGTCGCGGGATCTGCCGATCGCTCAAGCAGGTCCGTATTACCCTTCTTCGATCTGGTGGCGGCCGATTTCATGACTGACGAAATGTCAATCCCCTGATACCGCGCTGCCTGGATCACTTCCCACATCGCCCTGCTATCGCCCCGGTCCATAGCCTCCGAATAGGTGTTGCCCATAGTCGAGATGATTGCCCGACGAGCCATCTTATTCTCGTAGAGCATATTGGCTTCGCGGTTGGCCTTGGCCAATTCGAGAGGACTTAATCCCATCGAGTACCAGATCTTGTCGGACACTGATGGGTTCTTCAGGATCGGATAGCCAGTGCTGATGGACTCGATTCCGGTGTCCATGAAGCTCTGGTAAATCCGGTGCAGCGTTCGTGGCGCGAAGGTCTTCATCAGCCCCCGGCGGAAGTCCTCTGACATTAGCGGGTTGACTCCGGTCCTCGCCCACTGATCAATGCCCATGCCGAAGGTGTTCTTCATGGCAGCCATTCTGTCGTACATGACTGGCGACCAGATGGACTCAAGCGAGCGGACAGGATCAACCGCCAACGAGGGCGTGACGGCCACACCCAGCATATAGGCTGGCAAACCGTACAAGATCCCATCCGCTGCTTCCTCGTCCATCATCTCATACATATTCCGCATGAGATTCTTGTCCGAGAACTCCTCGCTCATCGCGTTGGCCAGCCCATAGAGCGGCGTGGCTGAGATGCCACCAATCGCCGCCAAAGAACCCTGCTGCCAAAGCAAGGGTGTCCAGTAGCCATGCTTCACGCCGGCTCCAACGTAGTCCAGCAGTGAACCCATGTAGTTGAAGTACCAGTTCTGGAACAGTCCCATGACCGAGCCGACTGGATTGTTGAACAGGCCGGGCCTGTAGGCCTGCCCGTACATATACATGGAGTTCTGCGTCACCTCGCGAGCGAAGCGGTGAATGTCGTCCAGGTTGGTGAACCCAGCCATCCTAGCGGCCTCTGTGGCCGTCGTGTAGGTATAGGCTCGCGCCAGGGACTCCGATTTGGACATAGGCCCAAGCCAGAGAGACTGTAGGCCGTGCACATAGTCGCCGTCCTTGAAGGCCTGCCGAACGCCCTGCATAGAGCGAGCACCCTCCCCAGCGAACTCTTCCAGATTGCGAGGAGCAAGAGTGCCGTCGCGAGTTCCCATCTCCCACAGCGTGTTCATGTCGGCGTCTGGGCTACGCATCCGCCTGAAGCCGCCAGCCATGATCTTGAACGGGTTGGGAATAGCTATGGTCCCGACAGGTCCATTGGCGCCCATAGCTGGGTGGTAGGTCACATAGTCACCCCTGCCAAGACTGCGGGCATTCAGGGCTACCATAATCTCCGGTATGGCCTGCATTGGGCCGGACAGGACGTTGACGACGTTGAAAGCTGTCTCGATGCCGCCGAGCGTGAACTCGACCAACCTCTGGTTCGTAAACTGGCTGATCTTCGACGCAGAGTTGGAGCCCAGAAGAGGCTTCATCATCTGGTCAAGGATCTTGTTCTGTGCCACAGCGGCTGGGCGCAGCTTGGACTGCATATCCCGGTAGCGGTCCATGAACGCGGGGAACATCTCCGGATGATTCAGCTTAATCATCCTGATCTGATCCATCATAGTATTCTCGATGGTCTGAACTCCCATCCGCTTCATAGCGCCATAGACTTGCTTAGACGTGAATTGCTTCAGGTGACCCTTTGTCGTGATCTTCCCTTCGCCCAGCTTAGTCGGGATCAGGTATTTGGGAGCCTCCTTCAGGTTGCCCCAGGCGTCCTTCTGCAGTTTGATCTGCTCGTTGAGCTTCTTGCCGGCGCTACGCACAGCATCGAGGAAGTCGAACTCCTCTTTGGTCACCGATCCGTCAGTCAGCATCCGCTTCAGCGCGCCTTCCGTCGGCTCCTTCTTCGCCAGATCGACGACCTTCGGGATTGACTTGACATCGAGTTTGTCGATGGAGGTCTCAATGAGATTGGGCCTCGTCACACCCTTGTCATGAGCAATGGCGCGGCGCCACAGGCTGTGTCCGACCATCTGGCCCGTCACATCGCCCTTGAAAATGTCGTCGCCTAGCATGTTGGCGTCATTCAGAATATCGCCCATCTGCTTGAGCGCGAAGTCCAGCTCCTGGTACTCGCCACGGAACTGCATTCGACGAGGAACCATAGACTTGTTCCAGAAGAGCTTCGCGTCCCGGATGGCTGCGCTCTCCTTCATGGTAGCCAACCCTTCGGTAGTGCCGAGCAAGTTAGCAGCCTTGTCGAATGTCATCTTGGCGTACTTGCCAACTCGACCTGTAGACGTCATCATCTGGTGGACTCGGTAAGGGTTCTCCTTCAGGTACTGAATGGCTCGATCAGCCAGCAATCCACGAGACTTGATCAGATCGTAGTCCTGTTTGGCCCAGATGTTCTCGTCCACGACCCGAGTCGCGCCCTGCCAGCCCTTCTTCATGAAGCGATCGGGGCTGTCCGTCTTGGCGAAGAAGAACTTGCCGTCCTTCAGCTCCTTGGCGATAACGAACATATCGTCATCAGCCTCTTTAATGAGGGACCAGCCGTCTGCGGTCTTGACCATGTTGTGGTCAATTCGAGATCGGGCCAGGAACTCAGCCTCATCGCTCAACGGCGTGACTATGCGCGGATAGCGAACAAAGTCCTCCATGCCGTCAGCCTCGACCCCGCCGTCGCCCAGGATCTGGCGCCATTCAGGATCGGTGCGGAAGGAGCCTTGACCTGTGCGGCTCGGCTTCTGGACCTTCAACTCATCGTTGACACCAGCACGGAAAAAGGGTTCAAGCTCGTTTTTGTTTTTACCATCAGCGAGCTTGAACAGGTGCGGTGTCTGTGCAATTGGGACTTCACTTCTAACGCTTTCAGCCAAAGCTTCCATGCGGCTCATGATCGGCAAATGTTGCTCTGGTGGCTTCATCGCTAGCTCGGCACGGCGTGCACGCAGTTCCAGCTGTGGCGGGTGCAGCGCATCTTCACCCAGGTCCTGCGCCTTGGGCATGATCTTCTTGCCCTTAAGCGTAGCATTAACGACACCACCAACTGCGCCCTCGAGCGCCAGGTTCATCAGTGAGGAGGACAGCATCTCACCAAAGCTCGAGTCACCCCAAGCCTGGTTGATGCCGATACGGCTGACTTCCAGCGGCGCCATCCGGACTCCGGCCTTGAGCGCCCCAGCTATGCCGGGATAAGCGCCCTCGTACCCCGCGCCGATCCTCGCAATCATCTTCTCGAAAGGCCCAATCATCTTGGCGCCTTTGTACCATCCCAAGTAGGGGATCGAGGAACCTAGCGCGGCCGATGCGAAGCCTCCGACAGGGTTGTCATACCTGTACCGGATGACGTGCTCTGGTGGATCGAAGCCGAATAGCTCTGGGATCGACCAGAGCGCGCTGTCCGCAAAGCCAGTGATAAGTTCTTCAGATCTGGTTGCCATTATCTAGGTCCAATTCCCGATCCTGCTGGTGGCATCCGACGGGCCTCTTCCGCCCGACGAGCATACTCGTAGAGGAGGGTGGCTCCGTAGTTGTTCCGAGATGCCAGACCCTCGAGGACTCGCCAATCGTTCAGATTGACCGACTCCATCAGCGTCTGCGTTAGGACTTGCTGGAACACTTCCTGACCATCCTCACTGGTCGGATCTAGCTGCCGCTCGGCGATAGCGTTCTGAGCCTTTTCCTGAGCTTCGGCCATAGCGTTGTCGTCAATGACACCGGACTCCATCAGAGCATCCAGCTGGTTGCCCTTGATAGCCTCGTCGATGATGGCACGATGAACTGAAATCATGTCACCAGACTGGAACAGCGGCAGGTACTTAGCCGTCTTATAGGCCAGCGTGTCTTGGTTGCCAGCGTCCTCCATCTTCTTCAACCAATCGAGGTTCTCCTTGGTGTAGATACCTCCCATGGTCTTGTCGGTGAAGTCAACGTACTTGAACGTTCTGTTGCCGTCCTTATCAGTCTCCTCAATCACCATGCCATTCTTCGACGGTGTGATCTTGGTTTCCTTCATAGCGCCGATCTGGTTGTCGTAGTCCCACATGCGGCCAGCGTTCTGCTGATTGGTCTCGTGCATAGCTTGCGCGTTCTGGGTAGCAACCTGATACTTCCGATCGGCGTTGGCCTGAGCCGCTTCGTTCGCGCCAGCAATGTTCTTCGTCGTGACCTCGTACTGATTGACGCGGTTCTCGTAGTCGATATCCTGCTGCTCTTTCTTGCCAGTCATCTCCATTTCGAGCCGCTTCAACCCGAACATCCGCTGTGCTTCATCGACACCCTGCTGCTCTTTCAGATAGGCATCGGTTGTGTTGGCCTGAGCCGTGCCGAAACCAGCACCAAACCGGGCGAGTGCGCCACCTGCCCCGGAATGACCTGAACCGCTTGCGCCAGCGGCAAAGGCACGGCTCAGATTGGAAAGGAACCGCTCTCGCATATATTGCTGCCGGTCTATATCTTCCGGCTTAAACTCGTCGAACTTCTCCAGCCACGGACCATAGTCGAAGGCCTGACGCTGCGGCGCGTCTGGGTACGGCTGGAACTTGATCTCCGGCGGATCAGCTTGAATAAAGGGCTTCAGCTCCGGGGGCGGGGCCGGGATGAACTGCTTATAGCTGGCCAGCTTGGTCTCCTGGGGACCTGTCGGCCCACCCGAGGTAATCCCCTCACCATGCAGCTTGTACTCGTTCAACGCGTCCAACGGCCCACGCGGAGCCGACCCACCTTCCTGTTCAGTTTTCGCACCGCCCCGATACTTCTTGTCATACTCGCCTGCTGGCTTACCGAGCCAATCGAGGCCAGACTGTAGGTAGTCCGCGCCGGTCTGTGCCGTATCCGCAACCCAGTCGCCGATCGCGACACGGTTCCTCGTCTGCCAATTGTAGACAGAGGGAAGGAAGTTGCGGAACAGGTTATAGCCGTGCGACAGATTGGGATCGTCTTCCTGAGTCGGCACAGTCATCCGCCAGCCTTCACGAATTGGCTTGGCTATATAGTCCTCGACCCACTGCGGCTTCCCGCCTTCCGTATAACCAGACCGATCGGCAGAGCCGCCCTGGAATGGCGCCCATGAAGGCTTGTTGGGATCTGGCGGCTCCCTGTTGACAATCCAGTCCTTGATGCCGCCGAAGACGTTGCCCGGAATGGCCAGCAAGTCCTCGAAGTCCTGGTAAGGAGTCTTCTGCTTATAAGCAAACTTGTTCTCGGCCATGGCTTACTTCCATACGTTGTAGGCCACTGGGACTTGCGTCTTTGGCCTCATCGCGTCACTGACCCACTGCCAAAGCAGGGCGTTCTTGTCTTCCATCGAGTCATACACATCCTTGAAGCCCTCGGACACCGTGCCCTCGGACTTCTTTTTCTTCTTGGATGCCGTCTCCGTCACCAGCTCTGGACTGCTGGGCTGGCTCCGATCGAACCATTCAGCTACCGGCTTGTTGAACGTAGAGGCATCCGGCGTTCTGGCAGAGGCCTTCACGCTGTCCTGCATCTGAGCCACCGGCGTGCCAGAGGTGAGCCGCGCCATGTCGGGCTTGCTGACGGCCAGAACAGTCCGGCCAGCAGCGGGCGCAGGTGCTCCATAGGCCTCGGCTAACCAAGGCGCCACATTCTCACCTTTCCCTTTTCGTCCCCAGACCGCTGGCGTGCCAAATCCGATATGAAGTGACCCAGGCTGCATGTACCCTTCACCTGCTCCAATTCCTGTAATGCCAGCAGCTTTAGCGCGCTTGACGAAGTCAGTGTAGAGCGGAAGGTCTGCTGAGTTTTCCCAGCTAAGCCGCTTTCCGTCTCGCGTGAGGAATACATCTCCTGCTCCGCCCCAGTCATGGCGATGACTGCCAGTCCTGTTCGGACCAGAGTCGGGCTGTCCACCAGAGAACACTTCGAGTCCCAGGCCCATCTCGGGCAGGAAGCTAAGAGCCTTGATGAGCTTGTCGTTCAGAGGCAGTCGTCTGGTTGCGCCCTGATTGGTATATCTGAGCCAGTCGTTTGCCATCGCTAACTCCTACGCCGGCTTGAAGGCGTCCATCAGGCCCGTCAGCAGTGACCCGCCACCCATTGCCATCTGCATTGGAGACATGTAGCTCGGGTTCGGGCCAGTGGAAGCTGTGCTCTGGAACCCGCCTCCTGACAGAACAGAGAGCATCTCAGGGATGCCCGCCCACGGTGCAGCTTGCGCCATCTGCCACTTCTGGTAATCTTCCATGTTCTGCTGATTCGCCCAATCCTGCTCTTGTTGCCCGGCACCGGCCAGGCCCTTGATCATATCCTGCTCCAACGAGTTGGCCTGTCCGAACAGGCTAGGAGCCTGCATCTGGCGATTGCGCTCATTCTCGTAGTTGGTAGCGTAGATGTTGGTGGCAGCCTCGTTAGCCTCACGGCTGAACTCTCCAGCGGCTAGGCTGTTGACGACGCCCTGACGGCCCCCGCCATAGGCACCACCTTGAATAGCTGCCGATCCCAGACCTGGCAGGACCTCGCGGGTGTACTTGTTGGACACATCAGAGAGGGCTGTGTCAACCGCGCCCTTCAGGTAGGGATTGGACTCCGCTGTGAGATACTTACCTGAAACGGTGTCCAATCCCAGCTGGCGGGTCTCGTCCGCGCCAGTATCCCACTGGTTGCCTTTCAGCTTGTTGACAGCTTCCTTCTGTGTGGCATTTGGACCAGTCCAAAGATCGCCCCCATAGACCTGCTTATTGGTCGCTTTGAGGGCGTCAGACGCCTTTTCATACAGGTCAATATAATAAGGCTTCGCCTCTTTCCAAGGTTCGGACTTATTAGTTACCGTCTGGCTCTTTGGGCTGCTCATCGTTCATTCCTCTACGAGTTCATAGACGGAAGCCAGCCGCCTCCCTCCAACAAACTTAGCGTAGTGGTCCTTCGGCGCTGTGTAAATTATCTTCATCCCTCCACCTTCGCGGCAGAGCCGCAGCATTGCTTTGCGGAGTCTCGGAATGTGGGGCTTGCATTTCCATCCAGCCAGGTAGTGAATTAGCAGTATGCGCGCAGATCCATAGTGCTCCCAACTCGTCAGTATTATACATTGGCAGCCTTCAATTCCATGCGCCTTCCAGACATCATAAAGTCCTGACTTGATAGTCTCTGCAAACTCCTCAACCGAATAAAGATAGATGTACGCGCCTGACCTCCTAGCCTTGTCCAAAGTCTTGACGTCATCTTCTGACATCTCTGCCACAGGCAGTGGTAAGAACTCAACCTCCGGCTCATCCAGTACTAATTCGCCATTCAAGACCGGCGTGGCTTGCGGCAACGTTGGGAACACGAAACTGCGCCGAAGTTTCTCCTCCAGTATTGAAAGTGGTTCCGCAGACTCGTGCGAGTTCAGGTAGTCCAACTTTTGTGTAGACGGCTCCATTACATGGTACCTCACCAATTAACGGCAGGGCTTTTACCGACAAGTTCAAGCGTCCTGCCTGCGTTGTCCTGATTTCAATTCCCGACAACTCCGACCTAAGCTGACTAAGCAGGGCCGTTAAAGCTGTCGTTATGGTTCTGGGCCAGCCTGGTGGCGCGCTGGGTAGCGAAATGTTCATATCGATGCTGCGCCAACTTCACCAAACAGTCTGATCCGAGAAATGTGGAACTTGTCCTTTGCGATTAGAGTTACCCTAACTTTGTTTGCCTCTGCCAGCACGAAGTTCTGGATATCCGCGTCAGTCATCTCCAGCGCAGTCCAGATCTCCCTGTTGAAATCTTGCATCTCCACCTGAATGTCAACGTTGTCAATCTCGCCATTCAGGTAAACGTGATCCACAAACTTATCGAATCCAACCTCTCCACAGTCCATCAGCTTCGTTTGCATCTTGGACTCAAATGCCACTCCATCCCAGGTTGCCACGTCGCGGGTGAGCTTGCACAGCGCCATGTTGACTGCCACAAGTGGAGTGTCGAACACATCCCGCTCAATGGCTGCGTCCGCGCGGAGATTGCCCATACCGAACTGTTCTCTGTCCAGCTTCCAGTACAAGGCGGCCCAGGTGCCATCTTTGCAGGGGAACCTGAACTCGATCGAGTTGGTGAACTCGTTGTGGAAGACTGTCACGAAGTGCCACTTGGTCGTGTCCAACACCTTCTTCAACCAGATGCGGAACCTGTCGTCACCCAGGAGCTGATAGCTGTAACCGTCTGTCTTGAACGCGCCCTGTGGACCCAATCCGTAGTTCAGCCTGTTGACTTCACACACTGCCTTCGGACCGAAGATCCCGACGCCGTGAATAGTCGTGGTGAAGCTGAAGATGAATGGCGGGCCAACATAGGTGCAGATCGTGATCGACTCCTGCCCGTAAATCAAAACGGAGTCGCCAAGACCGCAGCCGCCCTTGATCGCGCCTGGAATATCCCGGATCGTGAAGTCTCCGGCAGTGTTGCTGGGGGTGATGACCCAGTCCTCGAGATTGTCGTCGCTGCACCACTTTACCCAGGTGGGGCCATCGGAGGTGTTGAGGGCGAGCAGGTAAGGACTGCGACGAATAAACTGAAGGCACCGAGTAAAGTTAATATTGCCAGCAATGTCAACAAAACCAGTTCCGGATCCTTTGCGTATCTTCGGCTTATCCTTGTTATTAGTAGCAACTGTCCAATCTCCCCATGTTTCGAGGAGCGGAGTTCCGGTTGCATCTGCGAACGTTGCAGTTGTGATTGGTACAATTGCAGTCCCGTCATACTTCCAGGTCGCTGTCGCTCCAGCGATGACCGCGATATTACCTTCTGTGCTCGAGGTTTGCTGTACAATGTGTTGAATTGTCTGCGATACCGTGTCAATTCTTTGCGCCCCCAAAGGCCGCCCGATCCCCTGGGCCTCCAGGACAGTATTGTCCAGTGCCGTCCAGACAACAGTCTCCTCATTCATCGAGTCCGGCAACACGCCAGATCCGATGATCTCACCAGGAGTTATGTCCATCAACGGCCTCATGCGGCCCTCACGATCTTAAAGACTGCCATTGTAGGCTGGACGTTCGCGTGAGACTGCCCAGAACCCTTGCTTCCAGTGTTGCCCGACACGTCGTGGTTATGGCCACCAGCAAACTCCGACAGAACAACCTTGTTCCCTTCGGACGCTCCTCCTTCTGCACCAGGACCAGCAGCGGTCAGCGCCTTTGTTCCATACGGAGCGTACTGTGCCCCCGTATTCGAGGCGATCGTGCCGTGCTGGTGATTGGCCTCCGTGTCCGTCACCAGTGTACCAGCGTCGTGGAAGTGCGCGGGTAGCTGGCCTTCTGTCAGTGTCACAGCCTGCAGACCACCAGCAGTACCGGGCGTGGTATAGCCTGTCAACCTTCCAGAGCCATCGTCCACACCAGCAGCGACTCGACCACGCAAGTCAGGAAGCCTGAATTGGGCCGATGTCTCACCGCCCGTGTTGAACCTCGTGCCCATCACAGCATACAGCTTGGGATATGTCGCCCTGACTTGGACCGAGCCATCGCACTTGAGCCAGCCTGTCGGAATAGCAGTACCCAGATAATCCAGAACTGTACCAACAGGACAGATCCAAGGACTCGTTGGAGTCACAACATCTACATCATACTCGATGCCAAGATTTTCTCTGGCTTCGGCTGGAGTAATCCCACCAGTACCACCCTTCGCAATCGGCACGACAGGCAGTCGATCGGGATGGACTGTGCCAGACTTGATATTGTCTGCATTCTGGTACGGGAACTGCGTTATATACCAGTAGCCCTCATCCGCTACTTGGGCATAGAGGGTGCTCAGATCAGCGGCCGACAGAAGGCTGATATCGATGTTGATCGAGCGATTGTCACCGTCCGTCAGCAGCGCTTGTGCAGCGGCCAGGTTAGCCACCGAAATCAGTGGATCGTCGAACCGATACAGCTCTGCGTTTCCACGGCTGGTCAGCGGCCCCACTCCACGCGGGTAGGCCTGCAAAACCAGCTCGCGAATAGAGACTGTCGGATCCAGATCCAGCGGACCATTGTAGTGTCCCGGATACACGAACCCAGCTGCTCTGATACCGATCTCCGCTGCTAGGCGCGTACCAGTGAACAGCTTGACGAGGATCTGCTCCTGTGTCTGGGCTTTGAAATTGGCCGTCGAACTGAGATAGATCCGGTTCCCGTCCTTCTCCGCCAGGTTGATCGACGGTCCAAGGACTGCGCCCGACTCAATGTCCTCGATCAGGATCACGACTGAGACCTGGTAGCCATACTTTTGAATGGCCCAGACTTTATTCCAGTCAGCCTCGCTACGGATCAGAAGGAAGGTACCGATGTAGCTGGTGCGCTCCTCTGCCACGTCCACAAAGTTCAGATCGAATGTGAACACTCCCGTTGCCGAGTCATTGACGGTCAGCGAGATTCGATCAGGGACGTTAGTGGCAGGATCGCCACCCTTCGTGCCCGTCCGGTAGCTGAGATAGATGTGCGACCAGGTGTTCAAGATCCAGCTGCTCGACGGCACCGTCCACTCGACATAGTTGGCTGGCAGCGCATTATTGTACGCGCGAACCTTGAACGTTCCGTACTTGCTCAGATCTGAAGTTCTGACAGCGATGCCAACATCTGGAGGAATGACCGGGGGCTCGATCGTCGCCGTAGTGACGAGAGCCGCACCGAGTCCGTTCGTCGCAAACCTTTTGGCTGTACCCTGCCAACGCAGATCGTTGCTGATGTCAGTACCGCCCGAGTACAGTCCACCACCAACACGCTGCCTGACATTCTCATAATATTCAGTCGTGGCGTTGATGCGAATGATAGCATCGCCCATGTCGTCGAGCGTTTCCTCGACTGTCCCAGATTGACCGAAATTCCCGCCCTCATACGCCACTTGATCAGCGGTCGTCGGGACAGAACCTATCCCTTGGAGCATCCCAGCCGTGAACGCAGCGAGGACTCGCGTTCCTGCCGGCCACTCAACTGCAACCGTGTCTTCCTGCCCGCGCAACACTTCGAAAGTCGTGCCTGTCCGTGCAGTCGCATAGACGATTTCGTAGTTCCCATATTCCTGATCGCCGACTAATGTCAAGCTGAGCTGTTTCGCTGGATCGAACTTCGACGCGTTGTCCAGATCCTCATTCAGAACAACCAACTGTGTATCACCAAAGTCCAGCGGGATCGCCAGAGTCATGATGACATTATTCAGGTACTGGAAGAGTGGCATCACGGCCTCACTACGAATATTCTAATCCAGCGCCCGGTTTGTATCAGCCCCGGAACCGCGAAGGCTAGTGGCACCACATGGAAGTGTGGGTACACCTTTTCAGTCCTCTGATCACGCTTCACTCCGTCATACCACCTCTTATCAGGTGGCTCGTTGACTAGTCCTACTTTGCTCGGGTGAGTCACCGATAAATCCCCGTGTACTCCATGTGATCGTCGCGCGCTTCGCCATACTCCGCATCTTGGTCAGCATTCATGACAGTCTTCAGCGCGTCCTCGCGAAGTGGTAGGTACATATCGCGCAGCCTGGTGTCCTTGATGCTGGATGCAATGCGTAGCATAGTCTGGTAAAGCAGAAGATCCGACGCCACATCGAGGAGGTAGTGCCTGAAATCTGCCTTGGTCTGCTGCCAATCCGAGTACTTGTAAACCATTCCCTGCAATTCTAGATCGCCAGGCCCATTCCACGAATGGTTGAACCTGATGAACCGGACCCCGACCTGGGACCAGGTAGCTGGACTGAATGGCGGACCATTGATAGCCGGACCTTCTGGAGTCGGAATGACCTCATCCGTAGGTCCACCCACGAACTCTTCTTCACGCGGGTTTCTATAGTCCAGATACGCCCACTTTCCAGCGCGTGCGTAGCGTATCCATCTCCAGTTGCGGAAATTCCACTGCATGTCAACTTGTTGCTCGCCGGGGTGTAGTACGACCTTGACTATTTCCTCCATCCACTTCATAGGAGCGTTCCGTTCCAACAAGTTAACGGACTGCTTCACATACGCAGGGATGTAGGCGTCAAGGGAAGTTCCCCGACGAACTTCATAGGAGACCAGCCGATGGAAATCCTCAAGTTTCATGTCAGGCTCCTACGCTTGAAGTCCCATCATTGAACACTCTCACAATGGGACTTCTTCGCGATCAGGCTGCGTCCTTAATGCCGTTGACCATGTTCTTCCAGACATGGCAAGTCACAGCGTGCTCGATCTCGACGCCGCACTCGGCCAAGTAGCCGGACTGCATTCCGTCGAGGCCGTTGGGCTGCAAGTTGGACTGATAGTCCAGGTCCGAGTCGGTGAGATACCGATACCGGATCTTGTCCATATCCAGAATGACTGACCAGTTGTTCATAGCCGTGAAGGCCGTCCCAGCGGTCGTTCCACCGACGTTCTGAGTGAACAGCGGATGGTCCTTGAACACCAGTTCCCCGAAAGGCGTAATGAGACGAGTCACGCGCATTCCGTACTCTTTCTCATTGACGAAGATCTGGTAGCTGGTGTTCTTCCGCACGCACTGCTGAATGGCGAGCAGGGCACCGTTGCCGCAGAACGCCATCTTCTGGTAGGAACCCCAGCGGAACAGCTTCTCGAGCTGGATCTCCAGGGTGTTCATATCCATCCCAGTCCCAGCGAAGGAATAGATATTCCCAGGCGCGGCTGTCTGGATCTGCCAGATAATTCCTCCGCTGGTCCGCTGGGGCTTGCCATTGTAAGTCTGCAGCGACCGAGTGCCGAGGAAGAACGCCCGCTCCATGTCCACAGAGATATACTCCAGACATTCGCGGCGGGCTTCCTTAACAGCATCACCAGTACGGAGCCGGGTCTTAGACGCCGTGCGAGTGATCTCGAGAGTCCGACGAAAGATCTGCGTATAGTTGTAGATCTCTTCCGGATCGAAGTTCACGCCGGTAGGCGCCATCGAGCCTTCTTCGAACGACGAGCCGATAATCAGCACATACGGGTTGATGCCCGCAGCAGCTGGATCAGCGGCAAGCGCCGAAGTACCGCCGAACCCACGAATGACTGCCAAGGCAGCCGGGTCAGTCGGATCGGCCGTAACCAGCATGATTTCGCCCGTTTGCTCCACATAAAGCAGAGTGTTTTCATAGGCGATGATGCTGGGCTTGTAGGTCGGGTCCACAGCCAGGGTGGCCGCCGAATTGGCTGCAGCAGCGGTGAGGGCCGCTCCGAGCTTCAGTCGACGATCATCCAAGGTCTTGGTAAACCAGTGGAAGTGTGGGTCGTCAGTCGTCGCCGATTTCATCAGACTCGTCAGAGCCGTGAGTGGCGCTTTCGCCGCTTCCGCGCTGTTGGGATACAGCATAAGCAGGGTCTCGCGCCAATTCTGAGGGCGTTCGCCGTTGGTCGTAAAACCACTGGTGTCCCTCAAGCCGATGATTGCCATTTCCTTTCTCCTATTGCTCTAAGAACGCCGGCATGGCCCAGCTTTCATTCATGCCATTCCAATGGCTGCCATGAATGGGTTGTCAGGATTCCCTGACTCCCGCGCTCCCCCGCCCGTCTGGAAGGACCGACGAGGTTGCCTCTGGGCCGACGCGCGACCCAATACTCGCATTGCCTGATCCCCGACATACTCAATAAACTCATCGGAGTTCGGGTCGAACTGCTGACCAGTCTGTTGGTACACATTGGCGATATTCGTCGCCAAACTATAGACGGTCTGCATTCCAACTGGATCGCCGAGTTCAGGCCAACGACCATAGAACTTGGTCTTCAGCGCGTTCCTTGCGACTGCCAGTTCAGTCTGCTCCGATCCCATTCTCGGGATCAGGTGCATCATCTCGGCCACACGAGTATGCATGTCCGCCATGAGGCCGTTGTAAATCGTGTTCACGAGCACCGACATTCCCGTCGCAGCGATGTTCCGATCCTCAGAGAAGATCGCCTCCACCAACTGCTGGGGCAACTCGACTTTCTGCTCGGCCCACGGCTTGGAGTAGTCATATCCAGTCCGTGGGCCGGCAGAGGCCGGTTGTGTCGGAGATCCCCCAGGTTGCATAGCAGGCGGCGCGGCAGGACTCGGCGACACCGTAAACCCAGGTACATCTTTCAACCGGCTCATCAGCTCAGCAACTGAATTCGCTCCAGGTTGCTGTCCAGGCTGAGCCGCCGGAGCGCCGCCCGGCTGGTTGCCTGAGGGGGCAGGTTGAACTGCCGGTGCCGGCTCTCCCTTCACACGCTGTACGCGCGTGGCATCAGCCGTAAACCTACCTCCCTGCCCACGGACAGGTTTCGATTCCGGCTGGCCACCAGCTGGTTGCGCCGGGGGCTGTCCACCGGACTCATTGCTCCCGCTTTCCATAGCTTCGAACGGATCGAAGTTTAGGGCGTCAACAATGTCTTCACTCATTCCCTTGATCGCCACGGATAATCTCCTCTACTTGTTCGAGTAACACTTCCAAAATCTGTCTCTTGGCTTTCCATTCCGTCATCTGCATTAGCGCGTTTGGATCTGCCATTGACGCGCTAAGGATTTGACCTTCTAGCCCTTCCAGGGTTGTTACCATCTGTTGAACTAGCCAGTTCAGTGTTCCGTTGTATTTCAGGTCATTAGCTGCTTGTTGTCTCTCCGGAGGTGGTATCTGTTCCTCCGGTATTTTCAGACTCTCTCGAAATGACATCATTTTCACCCCGCAAAGTTAGGTATTCCACGACCTCCATTCGGATCGCCGCCAAAGAGCGGCACAACATTGCCAGCCTGTGCTTGCATAGCCATCTGCTGCGGATCAGGACCCATTCCAGGTACAGGCCCCTGCATTCCCGCGCCTTGTGGCTGAAGCTGGAACTTCTTGATATTCCGCGCACCTGACAGCTCGCAAACAAACTCGAAAATGTGGTTAATGTCATACATCTGCATCAGCATCGGGTTGCTGCTCACCAGCTGGAAGATCTCCTTCCAGACGTCCAGCAGCGCGATCTTGTCCAAAGGCAAAGTACCGTCCGTCACCGGAAAGTTGAAATCCCCGACGATCGACTCCGGCGTGATCTCCATCATCGATTGCATCCCGTCCGGCCCGACCACGTTCATCAGGTACGGTTCGGTCATCAGCTGCTGCATGTTGATGCAAATCTGCTCCGCCTCGTCCACCATCGCCTGCGAGCTGATCACCCTCGCCTGCGCCACCAATCTCGAGGCTCCACTCTCGATCGAGGTTCTCACCTCCGTCGCAGTCTTCCTCCCGCCAGTCTGTAGTTGACCGCGAACATTGTCGTTCACTGCGGAGATCATATCTCCAATTCTCTGGAGGACGTTGATGTCCGATATGTGCTGTTGCGTCGCATCGTACATCTGCAACTGTTGGATCACACTCTTGATATCCCGCCCAATAGCAGATGGCTTGAGCTTGATGAGGCGTCCAGGCCGCCCATCCTTGAAACTCGTCATGTCGATCGCGTTCGGATCGAGGACGAAACTGTTGTTGATTATACCGCGGATATTGTGGATGTGAGAGTTTAGCAACCATGACATACCACTCTGAACAGGCTCGAGCATCTCCACCATCGACATGCCGCCAGGCGTGTAGCCCATCGAGTAGGGCTCAGCCACTGCGACTGGATGGAAGCCGTGATCCAGATCCAGAGGCTCCGCCTGGATAATCTGGTTTTTGTTGGCAATCGTGAACAGCCACTTCTCGGGAGCGTCACTGTCCCCAATGCCAAGCTTGCTCGGCACAATAGTGATCGAACCCTGGTCGAGCTGCACGTAGTCCTCGAGCTGAGTCTCGTTCCGACTCACATCGAAGATCGACTGGCCACCAGAAGAGCCCATATTCCGATTGGAGTGGGGTACATCGCCCTCTCCAAACGTGTTCTGTGGGCGAGGCCGCTTGCCGATCGAGTCCAGGTACTTGATCAGACCCTTCTGTTCCTGCTCTTCCAGGATATGCTTCCCGCTGAAGTCGCGCCAGAACACAAATTCGCCTTTCCGGCTCACTTCAGTCGGGGTAACGCGTGGATCTGGGAAGAACATGAACGGATCTATGTTCGTTACGCCAGTTCCCTCAAAAACAGTCCTCTGCTCCCGTGTTTTCGTCCTCGGCTGGCTGAAATCAGGCATCATCCCCATCGGACCTGGCCGCATCGCAGCTTTTTGGACCGTGGTGAACCTTTCTTCCACCGTCCACAGGTTTCTGAAGATCGAAAGGTTGTAAATCTGCCCATCCAGCAAGAATTGGAAGATTTTCAGCACCATCCGCACATGGTCTGTGTTCCGCTTCATCGCAAGTTCAACATATTCCTGCTTCTGAAGCGAATCAGCCTTGATCGCGTTGACTCGGAAGATCGGATCAGCCCCAGCAAACACCTGAAGATGATACGTCACGATCGCCATGATCGTGCTGTAGCTGTAAGGGATCACCAAACTGGTGATTTCGGGCATAGACTTGTTCTGCCGCACCTCTTTCAGGATCTTTTCATGCTCCGACAGGCTAATATAGGCCTGGAATTGGATCTCATTCAGCCGCCAGCGAGCATAACGGCGAGACATAGCACGCTCAGAGGCCGAAAGACGCTCAAGCAGGTACTTTTTCACAATAGAGTGCCGCTCGGTGCCAGGCCCCAACAGGTCAATAGGAGCCTTACCCTTGTCAGACTCTCTATACTTGACCTTCGGGTCCGCTTGTTGGCCAAAGTCGATCACTTATACACCTCTATATCGCCATTCGCCGCCAATTAACTCGTCATCAGGCCGCCACTTATCCTCGCCCTCGACGGCGCCCATCGCTTCTTTGCCAAGAGCGACGCCTGCAACGGGGTCCAGGAGCGTAATCGCCATTGCAATAACATCAGGACCGTCCAGTTTCCCGAGCGGCCAGTCATCAAGCTGGCCTTCATAGTCTGGAAACCGGTGCTGGTGTGTAATATATCCAGCGGAATACCTGGGGGCGAGGACACCTTGCACTCGAGTGATCTTATCTTTTTCGTGCGAGTGCGTGATAGGGACACACTCGAAGTAAGCTTGAGACCCGTAGATCTTAGACTTACGGAACATTTCTTCCCTGATAAGGTGAACGAGCGCTTTTTGGTACGCAATTGACTCCACTCCCGCCGCAGTGCATTGCCAAAGCACTTTCATCTCAAAGAATTTATCAACCTGTTCTCTCGGAGTCATGCCCCTTTTCATATAAAAGTCCAAGACATGCAACAAACCTGTCTCTTCCATCCCCACTACACCGAATGCACAGAAGTCAGCGTGCATATCTTCACTAATCGCGGGGTCGAGCGCTATTGCGCGGGATACGAACTGCGGGATCGTCTTCGGCATATAGATGATCCGGCTAGTATCGAAGATCATTTCCTCAACATTTATCACTTCGGAGTCGTATTCTCTCGTGAAAGATGACAACTCCCCGACAGACTTATAGCTTGATCTGAGCGCCTCGTATTGTTTACGAGACATATGGGCATCCCAGAGCATCTCTCCATCAGGGTCAACGGCCCCGAACTTCGTTGTGATGACAGTCGGGTCACGGGAAAGTTGGGCAAGCATACACTCCGGGTGCAACATGGTACCAAGCACCTGAATAAAGGCATCTGGATTGTTCCTCGGCAGCGCAGGACGGACAGCACTGACTAGCCACTTCAGAGTTTTCTTCCGTTGCAGGTCAGTCAGCACCGATTCTTCATCCTCGCAGTCATCTACTACGATCAGGCTCGGTCTGCGGCCACCTCGGTTAAGGCCGCGAATCTGTCCGCCACGACCTCTCGCCACAAGCCAGACGTCGTTAAGTGTGTGAGCCTCGTTTTCCCTCCAGACATGGCTATCATTTCTCTCCGGAACTAAGTTCCCGAAGACTTCCTTGAGGAGCTCGTTGATTTCAAGTTGCTCTTTGACGTTTCCGAGCTGGCTTGCCGCGTGGGGTCCGGTTTCCGCCACAAAGACCATGAAGTCCCGGAGGCGATATACGAGGTACCACAGAATCGCTGCGTTGCAGAGCGTAGTCTTGGAAAAGCCACGTGGAATAATCTCCTGCTGAATCTGGCTGACCTGCATAGCCAAGCCCATAACCTTGCCATTGATAATCTCCGGCTTAAACACAGGCAACTTCGGTGCCTTGGGATCGTCAGGATTCGGACTCCAAACGAAGTGCCTCAAGATTTTCTGCACATCCTTCGTCGTCCAGTCCCCAACATCATCCCGCCAGACTTCCCGACCGAAGCCCAGCAGGAATTCTGTCTGTCGAGTCATGAGCGCCAGAAGCCCTCGATGCAGCCACGGCATCCTCTTCGGGAACCAACCCGAGAGAAAGACGCGGCAAAAGTACACGGGGTCGGTTAGTCCCCGTTGGTACATCTGGCGTTTTTCCTCGACAGACAGTCTCACGTTTGATTCCTAACTAGATTCTCTGCGTTTTCAGTTTTACGGGTGGGTATCTGAGGGTGTGAGATCGGCCCTCATGTTATCATCCTACCACTCTCCTTTCACGCGGGTGATTCAGGCTCAGGTTCTACAGGAGGTGCCGGCACAGTCAACGCCTTCCCGCCTGTATAATCTGCGGTCGCAACCGCAACCTGAGGCACTTTCGTAGTCTTGCTCGGGTCGGTGCTTTTCGCCCCGAGCACTTCAGTGCTCTCTGCCATCACGAAGGACATTTACGCCTCCGTCGTTCCAGGCTTCCCGCCGTTGTAAGAGCTGGTCGCCACCTTAATCTGTGGAAACTCCACAAACTTCTCAGGCGTCGTGCTCTTCGGCGCTGGGATAGCCGAGCTAGATGCGAGTACAAGCGACATGCGAGTCTCCTTATCCGTAGGGCAAAGGAGTGGACAGGTTCGCCGGATGAGTCTTATACGGCACCGGTACCAGCTTCTTTGGCGTGGTTGACTTTGGACTCGGGATCTGCGTCGAGTCCTGCGGGACGAGCTTGGTCATTCATTTTTCTCCTGCTTCGGCTCATCTACAGGCGCGCCAGGATCCACTGACGGATTGCCGTCGCCAGCCGTGAGCAACAGCGCACCTCTCGCCTGGGAAACCAGCGTGGCGAGTGGACCCGAGATGATAATCACGCCGGAACTGATCTCAACAACCTGCGTGTCCAGGGTATCCAGGTCCGACTTGACACTGAAGTTAGCCTTCGGCTCCTTCGGAGTCCTCGCCGACGGATCGACCTCCTTCAACACTTGGGCAGCTTCGGCGAACGAAGATACCGCCACTTTGGGCTGAGTATCGCCGTAATGCTTTCCAGGTCCACTGTAGACACCCTTTTCATCCACAGTCCACGGGCCTGACGCCGCCGGCGCCTGAGAACCTTCCGCATGACTTTGCTCTTCCGGAGACGGGTTCCGAGTATTTTTCTGACTTTTCGTAGTGATAACCATCACACTTCCTTCCCATCTATAAAGATCTTCACATCGTTACCGTTAGAGGTGATGTGGATCGTGACTGGTTCATTTTCAGGCCACGGCCCCGGACCAGGATCATCATTCCAAGACGCTTCCAGCGCGGTTAAGAACTTCCCATGATAACCCTTGATAAGGTTCCCGATCGAGACGCCATTGGACCAAGTAGGGACCTTGCTTTTGTCTCCATTAATAATCTCTCGTGCCTCATACGCATCATCAGTCGTTTCGTTGAAGTACCGAGTCAGTGTTTGCGGCCGACCATCCTGGCTCTTCCTAAACCAGCCCTGATACATGCCGAGGTACATAATCTTCGCAGCAATCACAGGATCTAGTGCTCGCTCTGCGTGCCACTCCATATCATCATTAGTTCCTGCCAAGTTGAGAGCATCTGTCGCGTGCGCGTAGTTATCTCTCCAAGTCAGCTGGACATATCCACGACCATAGTACGTCTGACCCGTCTCAGGATCCTTCTTACCATATGGCTGCCCCGAGCCTTTCGAATACTCCTCGATCGGCCACATCTCTTTAGAAGTCTCGTGGTAAGTGGTCGCCAGCATATAAGCGAGCCACCGCCGATCGAGTTTAAGCGTCGGAAATCTCTTCGGGAGGGCATCCCAAACTCCAAGAATATCGTTCTGCCCGTCCACCTGCTGTTGCGAGAGACTCCCGCTGAACAGAGATGGACGGACTGAATCGAAGTATGTCTTCCGATCGAACACTACTTCTTCCTTGGAGTCGGCTTCGGCTTCGCTGGCTTCACGTGCGGCGGCAGATTCTCATCCGTCACCGGGAACTGTGCAGCCGAGCTTTCACCATAGCCGAAATGAGCGTTGGTACGCTTGATAGCAGTATCGCGGTCGGTGTTAACTAACCGCCTCTGCTCGTTGTAGTATGCGTTGTATTCTTCCTGTGTCGGCATTCTTCTCTCCTATGCCATGCCCATACCTGGTTGGGCTCCTTTTGCAGCTGCTCCACCAGGTCGAGCTGGTGCTCCAGGTGCTGCTGATAAACTGTTTCCTCCAGCCGGTGCCGCAGGCGCTGGTGGCTTCGCCGCTGCCCAACTCTGTCTTGCCTGCGGATTGCCGCCTTGTGAGCCTTTCGCTCCTGCTGCGCCCGGTGCTCCTGCCGCTTTTGACTCTGCTGATGGCATCCCAGCCGGCCGCTGCATCTTAGCAGCCATCATCTGCTTCATCTTCGTCGGATCCATACCGCCTGCCGGCGGGGCTGCTCCTCCAGGTGCCGCTGGACCACCACCTGGCATTCCGCCACCCAGCAAGGATGCCCAACCGCCTGCTTGTGGCGTTCCAGGTGGCTGTTGTGGCGCGCCTGCCGCGCCTGGTGCCAGTCCTGTCAAGGCTTGGAAAGGATTTTGTCTCGGCTGCTGAGGTGCCGCACCTATCATTCCCATGCCGGGCATCTTACTTACCTTTCCTCAGATCCTTCAAAGCCTGTATTAGAAGCTTCGATTGTTCAAAGTTCTTCAGCGCCCATTCCTGCGATTCCGGAGTCAGCCTAGGCGGCTCCATTCCCTTCCCAGGGATAATAGTTGCGTTGGACGCTGGTGCTCCGAACCCGCCGCCAGGCCGTTGATTCTGGTCATCCTTGTTCTGCTCAAGGAACTCCCGACGGAACAGGTTGGCTTCACGGCCAGGATTCGGCCCCAGGCCCTCCAACGCAATCCGGCTCAGATCCTTCTTAGCCCGCATGTCTACTGGCCGCTCCATTGATTCCGGCCAGCGTGTCCTCGGTGGCAAGCTCTCAACCATCTGAGGCCCCCACGGAGTATCTTCCAGATTCACAATCGTACGAGACGGGTGTTCGAAAGAAGGCTCGACGTTGGGCATGATAGTCGTGTCAGGCCAAATATCTGACCCTTGTACAGGCTTAAAGCTGTTATCCCCAGGCGTCGGTGCTATCCGACCTCTAAACCATTCCCCGCCGCTCGGCTCATAACTGTAAGAGCCACCTCTGTTAATCCAGCGCGAACGTTCACCAGGAACCCCACCGCTGACTGCATCGAGATACGGGAAGGCGTCGCTCTGTTGGTCTGGCGCCAACGCCGAGAGCAAATTGGGATTGTGCAGCGGACCAGATCGAGCGAACCTGTTCTCAACATCTTCAATACGCTGGTTGCCTCTGGCGACTGTATCAACCATCGCCTGCATTTCCGGATCCAACTGTGACATTGGGTCCAGGTTCCGGAAGTCTGTGACATTGGAACTTTGGCGGCGGTTGAGAAGCTTGGCCATCAGAAGCCTCCGAACCTCTGCATAGGCTGCCCAGGTTGAGGTCTACCTGGAGGCGCACCTCCCCCGCCCATGCCTCCCGCGAGGCCTTTGAGGAGGCTCATCATTCCCATGCCCTTCGTCAACATGGAGCTGGCGGCAGCGGGAGCGGCGACTCCACCACCGACGCCAGCTCCTGCGCCAAGTCCAGCGCCCGAAGCGACGGCTGAACCAGGACCCAAAGCTCCGAGAAGTCCAGCACCAGAAGCAGCAGCAGGGGCTGCAATGGAAGCTCCGGCCACAGCAGGTGCTGCAGCAGCTCCAGCAGCCCCCGCCGCGCCAGCCAGCCCAGCTCCGGTAGCGGCTGCCGCCGGTGCAGCAGCGCCAATTCCGCCTGCTATGGCTGGGAGAAGAGCGGCGAGAAGAGGAAGTACCATCTTCGTTATCCTGTCAAAGCGCCAGAGTCACCGGGATACTCCCCGACCTTGAGCGGCTTGGGCCTTAGACCCTCCAAAACAGCGGCAGTGTCGCCCCATTGCGGGCGGCTCACTAAAGGCGCCTGTGGCGTGGTCCAAGACGCAGCTGGCTGCCGGAAGACTGTGCCCGCACCAGCCGGAAGCTGGACGCCTGGGCCAGTTGGCATTCCCAGTGCTGCCATGATCTGGGCAGTGTCGGGGCCGAGCATTCACTTGTCTTTCACCAATCAGGGACGCTACGCTGGTTGTCTTAGGTCACGCCGCGCCACTGGAGCGTTAAAATGGGTAAATCGCCACCGGCGAGGATTAAATCGAACCAGGCACTTAATGACGGGACGAGATGCTTGTCTCTAACATCGGGATTGAGGTTTTTGCAAACAAGGAGTTGATAGACCTTGAGGCTGGGCATAGCCTTACGGACCAACGGGCCGTAGAGCTGTCCCAGTTGTACCAGACCCCTTGCGGTGAAAGTCCTTTTACACTCGAAGATAAGGGCAATCCTCTGGGTCTCCAGAACGACGAGGAGGTCGATTTCGGCATAACCTGTTCCAACTGAGTCCTCATACTCCATCCACTGGTCCGGACGAATGTGGACCCGATCTTGCAACAACTCGTGTGAACGGAACCACGCTTGACTCTGTACGTACTTCGTCCAATTCTTCTGGAAGGATAGGCCCGACCGGGCTGATGGACTGTTCCCCTTCCCCTGCGGGATAAAGCTCGGGCGCTTCGGAAGGAACTTGGCTTTCCGAAGGCCCACCGGGACCTTGATCTTGTGGGAAGAGGTCAAGTTGGACGTCGAGATGCTCTTTTTCGGGGTCGTAAGCTGATCCATCTTCCAGTATCTCGCCCTCCAATAGGTTCGCAATTGTCGCTTGGCCACGGTTTTGCTTCAGAAAGTCCGCCATTTCAGGATCAATCCCGAAGTTATGTTGCACAGTTGACGATTTTCCGACCCCAGTTCGATCGAGACTTAGCTCGGCCATCTGGAAAAGCTCTTCGGAGCTGAACTGATCTGGATCTTCATCGATACGCTGCTGCAAAACGTCGATCGTATCCAGGCTCAACTGTCGCAAGCGCTCACGCACGTCAAAAGCGACGTTCTCGTGATGGCCTTTATAGGCTTCGAGGAGCTCTTTGAACGTCGGGTCGTTCTGCAAAATGGAGATCCGGCTCGGGCTATAGCCTGTCCGCCGCGAAACTTCCGCCGCTTTCATGCCTGTCGCCAAGAGTTGCGCAATCAGGTGATGCCGGGATCTGATCTTCACCAGAATCGGCGGGGCAGATGTGACATTTTTCGCCCCCGAAACCCGGATAGCCTGCCCGAGAGACAATTCCTCTTCCGACAGCGGCCTCGGCGTGCCAAGATCGATCGCCTCAGCCACGCGTCCCCGCGTAGATTCGGTCAAATTATTCAGTATCGATTCGAAATCCTGCTCAAAATCCATCTTCGAGACTTCAAAACTGGTGACTTCTTGAGTTCTTCTATGGTATAGGTTGAACGAGTTTTTGGCTATTGTCAATGGGCTTTTTCAACAAAAGTCCCACCGTGGGATTTGAACAAAATTCGACTGTCCGACACGTCACGCTGCGAAGCAGCGGTTGACGACTCGAGGGCGGAAGTCCCATCATTGAATGGTCGCACAATGGGACGCGAAGCGGCCGGCAGTTTCAAGGGCAAGAACCTAAGCCCACTGTCAAAAGTTGTGTGCAATTTAGCAGTGGTGCTGGGGGGTAAACCCCCCAGGCCCGAACTGGGGGCTGGGCCCGTCCCGAGCTTAGCACGGGGTCCAGCTGGAAGCAAGCCCAGGACTGATCACGAATTGTTACAGCTTGAAAATATTTGTGACTAAAATATGCACAAGAAAAAAGGCTGGGAATTTCTTCCCAGCCCCCTTGCAACCTAGAGTCGCGTGCGACGTTATGCCGCCTTCTTGCCCTTGCCCTTGATCAGTTCAACCTTGGGTTCAACCGACTCGGCCAGCGCAACCGTTGCGACTTCGGCATCGGCAACGGCCAAGTCGATAGCGTCAAGCAAGTCGGCGTCAACATCGGCCACGGCATTCTTGCGCGCGGCGAGTTCGATGTCCGCCCGCGACTCGTAAGCCGCCCGATTCGCGTCAACGAATTTCTTGACGATCGCGTTGAACTTGTCAGTCCCGCCGACCTGCTTGCGGGCGGACGATTCCGACATGCCGGGCTTACCAGTCTTGACACCGATCGCAACCGTCAATTCCGCGCGGGCATACTCGTACACGAGCGACTCGCGGGCATCACCAGTCCGAACGGTCATTGTGCCGTTAAGCATCTTGTCAAGCCGCTTGGAAAACTCGGCAATCGCCTCGTCTCCCGACTTGCCAGCATACGAGTCGGCGAAACCCTTGCGGCAACCGTATTTGACGAGCCACTCGGCATTGGCCGCCGAAACCTCTTGACCGTTGACCTTGACCGCGCCGAGTTCAAACTCGAAAGCGATTTCGCCAACGTTGGTTTCACCGGCGGCATACTTGATCGAAAAAGTCGTCATTTCCATTACTCCATCGGGCGGGATTGCCCTTGTCGGGATGACAACCCGTCATCCACGATTGACAATCTAGACGGCGATTGTGTCGAGATTGTGGCGGTCGTCGATAATTCTTCCAGTCCGGCAATTGTCGGGCTTCGGCATCGCCCTTGACAACCTATAGGTTGTATTTGAGGCCCTCTTGGGCCTCCGGCTGCAGCTCCAGGTTGCGGCGGCGCCCGCCAGGCCCAGCCAGGAACTTTGCACGTGGTCTCAATTGCCCATGGCCCAGCAGGAGCTTTGCACATGCGAGACTCTTGCCAATACGCATTAACGCATTAGTGGCACAATTGGTGTGCTTTTTTTACATGGGGTAGTTTCAGTCAGGCCAAGGCCGAACTGGTGGGAATATGTTCCTACAGTTTT